CTTCCGACGGCAGGGGTATCTCTTCTTCTTAGGTCTTAAGTAATGATTGAGAGTTATTAAATCGGGATTCTCTTAGTAATAATGTAGATTCCTAGCAGGTAATTAGAGGATATTGAGAAGGTGACTATCCCCCCGCAGGGTAGGGCGGGCGGGCATAATTGAAGAATGATTCTAGAATGGTTGAAAGTTCAACTAATAAAGGGGGAAGAGTAGGGGGAATAGATACCTTCGAAAGTGTGACCTAACTCACAGGATAAATACTTGCGCCTTAAGTCGTGCCTGTAATACACTCGCCTCATCGAGGCGGAAACTCTGCCCCGAGACAGGAGAGAAAATGTATTCCAAAATCGAAGAACTACTAGCCCCGCTAATCGGCTATGAGAAATGGCTCGAGGCTAATCACGAAGAGTTCTCAGACCTACGCCTCACCTATATGGCAGCCCATCACAAGCAGGCAAACGCTCAAACAGTCGCCCAAGCCGATAAGTGGCAAGACCTCCGCCTAAAGTGTGCGGATAGAATGGCAGAAATCCGCGAAGAGATGAAGGAGACTTACGAGAAGACCCTCGCCAAATAGTCGAAACCGCCCGCGAGGGCGGTCTAGGGCGGGATAGCCTCCCCCTACTGATGAGACAGGCTAAGGAAAGACAGGAGAAGGAAATGAACACCGCAACACTAGAAAAGTCGGAAAGATTAAGCACTATCGCTACCGCGCTCGAGAATGCTCACGAGATTATTCGAGAGAAAACAGGCGCACCCCGCGCCACTATCCTCGTGACCCGTAAGACAGGGCGGACGATGGGACACTTTACTCACGCGAAGATTTGGAAGGCGGGAGAAGAGAATTTTCACGAGATAATGATTAGCGCGAACTATTTCGAGCGAGGCGCCCGCGCCGTGCTCGGAACTCTTCTACACGAGACCGCACACTCACTAGACCTACAGGCGGGGATTCAAGGCGTAACAGGCGACGGGTATCACAACAAGAAATTCAAGGCTACAGCGGAGGCGCTAGGTCTCACAATCACTAACGCGCAAGGTATCGGCTGGAGCGTGACCGATGTGAGCGATGAGTGTGCCGAGCGTTGGGCGGAGGCGTTAGCGCTCATCGAGAATGCCCTCTCACTTATGACAGACACCGAGCAAGCGGGCAAAACGCGGGGCAGAAATAAGAATTTGAAAGTGGCGGTCTGCCGTTGCGGTGAAAAGATTCGCCTCTCGGCGTCGGTGCTTGAAAAGTGCGAGCCAATCTGCCAAAATTGCGGGACGCGATTCCTAGCAACTAACTAAAAGGCGAAACCTAGCCCCCGCAAGGGGGCGACGGTCTCGGGGTAAGCGCCCCGACTGATGAGCCTAAAAAACTTTCAGACTTAAGACAGGAGAAAAAAGAAATGGCACTACAGGAAAGAATTTCAAAGTTAGAAGAGCGCGAAACGAAACTATTCGAACAACGCGACGAGGCAGAAAGAAAAATCGAGCAGATAACGGGCAGACTTTCGCCCTCACAGTTCCTACAGATTCGCCAACTAATAGAAGAATTCGAGGCTTGTGAGAAGGCTATCGAAAGAGTTCAAGAGACCTTGACAGATTTAGCACAAGCGATTTAGAACTACAGCCCCCGCACCGCGAGACGGCGCAGGTTCAAGACCTAGCGGGGGCACGATAGGGGAAAAGTTCCTCTATTACTTAAGACAGGAGAAATGTAATGCTAGTAGATTACTTTAACAAGTGGCAAGGCGTAGCAGATACAGCACAGCAGACAGGAAACGACGCGCTTGAACTATGGGCAAGCCTCGCACTCATCGCACCTTTCGCGGTCATCATTGGCGCGATTCTAGTGGGCGGATTCTTCCTTAAGAATTGGCTAAGCGATAACTACTACATCTAAAAACTAAGTGAGGAAACTCACAGCCCCGCACTCTTGACAGAGGGCGAATGGAGCGAGACCATAGCGGGGCACGAGGCGGAAAGTATCCGCCCACAGTAAGACAGGAGAGCACGACAATGACAACACTCACAGAAATCCAAGCCGACAGAATAAGCGACGAGGTGCGACGCGTCATCATCGCCGACCAATTCGCAACCGAATGGCTACTCGTTGCGGAGAATGACCGCGACTCATACGAGCAACTCAGAGAGAGCGCACAAGAGGCGAACAATATCGTGGCACTCTCGGATGTATTGCGCGAAGAGTGGGAAAACCTAGCCGAGCAAGTGACCGAACTCGTCCGCGATAGAATTGGCGAGACTGCTTCACTCTTCATCGCTCAAATGCTACAAGGTCAGGGTTCCTTGCCCTTCGATATTATCGCAAGACAAACACTCGACAACTTCAAAAACTAATTACTTAAGACAGGAGAAAAGTAATGAAAACCGAAACAATGCCCAAGAGTATCACCGCGATGAAAGCATTTACCTATTCCGTCGAGGAAATTGTGGACGATATGGCAAGCGATAACGACGTTAGCCCCGAAGAGATTACTCTTGAGATGGTATTTGACAGAATAAAAGCGTGGGCTTCAGAAGACCTAGCAACCTCGAGAAACGACCTAACTATCTACCGCGACCAAGACGGAAACGAGATAGAACTATGACCCCAATATGCGGCGACTGCCTAGCACCTTTGGCAGAGTGTAGCCATTCTTACATCTTAAGACAGGAGAAAAGAAAATGAACAAAGAACCTTTCTGTTTATGCGCCTTCTGTAATTGTGATTACGATTTACAGGACTACCAACCGAGCGAGATTATTTGCGGGGCTTGTGTCTCTCAATGCTACGAAACAAGGGACGCGGAGGTGCCTACAAATGCCTAAGTGTGGAGTATGCGGGGGTCTTATCTCTCGCACTCTCATACCTCACGGAGCAATCTGCGAGGACGATACAAAAGCAGACAAACTTAACGACTTAAGACAGGAGAAATAAGATGAGAGAAATAACTATTCAAGTAGATGAAGAATGGTTTCAAATACTAGGAACAATATCAAGACATCAAGAGGGTTTTATTTGGGTTAAAGTAGAGGAGAAATAAATAATGGAAACACTAAAAGAAATCTTGACAGGCATACACTTAGGCGGTATCTTCGCACTACTACAAGTTACCTTGTATGTCTTCATTCTGTTCGCTGTTGCCGTCCTTTCGTGGTGGCTAGCGATAGTACTGAGCGACCTAAAGAAACGACTAACCAAGACAGGAGCAAGAAAATGAAAGTAAGAAACTTTATCGCATACCTTAACCGCAACTATTCCCCTGACCAAGAAATTATGGGGTTCGCTATCGGTTCAGAGTTCAAAGAAATGAAAGCCGAACTATGGGAACAAGCCGTAGAAATATGGGACAACGAAGATGTCCGAGCAACCTTTCAAGACTACATCAACGACATCATCATTGACGCAGAGATTCAACTCTATCAGCGAGACCGAGCAGAGGAGGCTGTGGATTCCTACCTAGCAGACCTAGCAGAGAAGGAGTTCAATAGTGAGAACGCATAGGGTTACTTACGAATTAAAGGGAGTTCGCATTATAGATGTGACTACAAAGGGCGAACTTCCTGAGAATTGGGACAGTCTTAAGACAGAAGAACAAGACGAATGGCTCTATGAACATCAAGAGTTCTCGGTGTTACACACCGAAGACATTGACTATGGCAAGGCGCAGTCAATCATAGAACTACGGCGCGATTTACGGGTGGTGTCATAGTGTTACAAGATACCTACGCCCTGCCCCCTGAGTGGCACGAGCAAGCAGCGTGCGCTAATCACCCTGACCCTGAACTGTGGTGGTATAAGTCTTACAAACACAACGACGAACGAAGACTACAAATCCTAAGAATGATAGAGGCTGTCTCAATATGTAACGACTGTCCCGTGCGTGAGTTATGTCTTAAGCAAGGACTCGAAGATGAGAACTTACACGGCGGTTCTATATGGGGCGGGCTTATGAACTACGAAAGGCGCACTATGCTAGGCAAGCCAAGCCAAGACTCTTTCAAAGACGAATGGCATTTAGTCAAGCAAGTGAGGGCGAAAGTTGCTAGAGTGTCCTAATGAAACGACGACTTCTTGTGGGTGCGGTGGCTGGTGTAGTTCTTGTAGTCTCAGCCCCGCCCCTTCTTCCCCCATTACTCAAGTCAAAACCGCAAGCAAGCGAGCGGACACAAGCAACAATGGCAGAGAAGAAAGCCAATAAAGCACTAGCCAAGCAGTATGCTTGGGCAGGTTACGGGTGGCGTGGTATGGAATGGAGATGTCTTGATTATATCTTTACTAAGGAGGCTCGTTACGACCATCTTGCCAAGAACAGGCAAGGCTCATCGGCATTTGGTATTGGTCAAAGGCTTAAGGAAACTAGCAAAGACCCCGCAATACAAATCCTTCACGCCTACAAATATATCCAACATAGATACGAAACACCCTGTAAAGCAATGAAGTATCACTTAAGACATAACCATTACTGATGTTAGACTTACGCGGAGAACCGATTACAGTCTGCCTATGTGGCAGTAAGATGTGGATTATTACAGTTGTATGGGACGAGGAGACTCGAACTGTAGGCTGGTATGACTTAAGACAAGAATGTAAATTATGCGGGGCTATCGCCACCGCTCCTACCGAGATAGATTAGGACTATGCCTACATACGAATACAGATGTGAAGAGTGCCTAGCACATCAAGAAACGCAGATTCATTTTGAAGTTGGACCCGAATGCCCTGTGTGTTATCGAACTATGAAGAGAGTGTGGTCTGCTCCTGGAATACAGTTCAAGGGAACTGGATTCTATAAAACAGATAACCGCTAGTCTTCTTCTTCCTCTTCTTTATCGGGATAATCGTAGTCTGGAAATGGTCTAAAGCCTCCAAGTTTTCTGATAAGTCTATTGACTGCCCGCTTGTGACGCATCCGAGCAGCATCCTCAGAGCCGAGTGCTAATAGGTTTGCTATCTCCTTGAAATCCATAGCCTCAGCGTGACGCATAAATAAAATTCTTCTATCCTCTTTGCCTAACTTCCAATAGACATAATCTATCTCGACCATCATAGCCATCAAGTTGCCACCTTCAGAGGGCGCAGAGGGGCGACCTACCCTACCGAGATTAAGTTTATGGGCTACATTAAATTCACTTCTTAAGACTGGAGTAAGCAAGGCTTCAACGATTTCATTGTTATAGTAATAGACATCAGCAACATCGTAGCCAACTGACTTAGCCTTCCACTTCTGACAGTAATCTAAAGCCTGATTGCGTAGGCTACGATAGAGAAGATTCTTAGCATCCTTATCTCCCTTTGCTTCCCACTCTTTAAGTTTATTAGGATGCTCAGAGAACCACATCCATAGCACTTGTGTTAAGTCTTCAATGTCAACCATATCAAACTTGCGAGAGTATTCTAGGGCTACGTTATCAACAATAAAATCCCATCTCTGTATCTCAAACCAACTCATAATAACTTTGTCCCTAACTTTACGTTAAGAAGTCCTACTTTCTTTAATCTATTGTTGTTGTTAGCAAATTCAGTGGTAGTTGGCAACCATTTGTCGTGCCAACCTAAATCAATTTCAGCCTTAAGTATAGAATCAAGGTCAAAAAAATAGACCCCTTGCGGGGTGTAGTTCACATAGCAAGGAGTATAAGATAACTTTCCTGCTTCGGTAATAAGGAAATCAAACTTATACTTCTCGATAATCAAGTCGTCGTAGTGAGTCTTTCGTGACTTAAGTTCTATAAACAACTTGTACTCATCTGACTGACAGTCGAACCCATCGAACTCAGATTCAGAACGAACGAGGTCGGGATAGAACTTCTCCTTCATCCATTCAAAGAGTTCTTGTTCTCTCACTTCTCACTGTCCCACTGCTGTCTTAAGACTAGAAGACCTATGATTGCGTAGTTTGCCAAATCCTTAAAGGAGTCTTCGAGCGATTCGTATTGTGGATTGTAGATTCCTTTATCAACAAGGTTGTTAATACGGGCAATCTTGTCGTGCATACGAACTCGAAGTCCATTGATAGGACCACCTGGCGATTGGCTAATGTTCTTTGGACCGTAATCAAGGTGCTTGTTAATGAGCAATGCTTCGAGTTCATTGAAGGTATCCTCTACGTTCTTGATGAAAGTATCGGAACTGTTATTGTCACGATGAGACTTTGGTTCTTTAAGTTTGTGGACGTAACTTTGTAGCCCATCCCTGTTAGGTGACTTATAATCTGCCATACTTCTTCACGCTCCGCCTTCGTCAGGTTCATTTGGTTTGCTTTCTTCTAGTAACTTCTTAAGACTTGAATCAAACTTCAACATCTCGGAACCTACCACAACTTCCTCAATGAGTTCATCAAGTACCTCACTACCAGATTCAGCAGCATAAAGTGTAACATATGTAGATTGTGTTATTTGTCTGATTTGCTCTGGTTGTTCGGCGTGTTCATAAAGAAATCTTAGTAGGCTACCCACCAATAACTTGACCCCATTGGGCAAGACTATGTACGGGTCGAACTCATCGCCGTCTTCTAGGTGATGGTCTACCATTTCAAATGCTGTATCGAAATGTTCACCACACCCATCGCAATAGAGGTCGTCGTCATTCATCATTCAATCTTCTGTCTAATTGCTTCCGCCCCATTGCTCGTATAGAACGAGTTAACATCTTCTCCGTCGGGGAATCCGACGACAGTAACAGGGAGTTCCCTAGCAAGACTGTTGGCAAATTCTTTTCCTGGTTGGTCGCCGTCTGCAAAGACAAAGACTCTTTCGAAATCGGCAAGGAGTCTTGTGTAATGCTTCTTCCAACTGTTCGCCCCTGGTACACCAACGCAAGGAATACCAACACAACGAGACATAGTAAGAGTGTCCAACTCACCCTCACATACACCAATGAAATCACCAGCCCGCTCAATATCGAGAACGTTATACATCTTAGTATCAGCCCCAGTGAGTCCCATATACTTAGGCTCCACCGCAGGATTGAGAGAGCGGAAACGCAAATCCACAACACCAGACTTAGTAACATAAGGGATACTCAACCTTCCTTGATACGCCTCGTGACCTACCTCAGGCTCTACGACTACGCCTAATTGCGCCAGCCGTGCTACTTCCAGAGGTATTCCTCTGCTTGCTAGGTAATCTTGCGCCAGAGAGATGTTTGCCGCGTACCGCTCCGTTGCCTTGCCCAGTAATTCCTTCTGCAATGCGCTTTGCTTCATTGATATTCACGTTCTCCTGTCTTGATATTATTTGTAAACTATTTCCCTGCACTCCGCAGGCGAAACAGATGAAGATATTTTTGTCGAGGTTGGCACTACCACTTTGATGAGTGTCTGAGTGGAAAGGGCAACGGAGATTAACTTGCCCGTGTGTTGCTCGTAGATTCGCTCCATAGTGACGGAGCACTTCTCCGATACTAGGTAAGTCATTTACTTCCTCTCTTCGAGCCATTGTTCTAAGTCCTGTAGTACCCAAGCCTTATTCACCCCGTGATTGCGTCGCTTAATTATGACGTAAGACGCAGGAGTATATGGCAATCCTCTCGCCTTAGCGTAGTTATCTGCCTCAACTTGAGCCTCAGCCCAAAACTCAGGCAAGTCTAACTTCTTTCTGTTCTTCAGTTCTAATATGTAAGTCTTGCCAGCAACGATAGCAACAAGGTCGCCCTCGTCTTTAGCCCCAGCCTTAGTGAGTCGTTCGCATATAGCACCAACAGAGCGAAGCCATTTCATTACATCGGTCTCGAACTGTGCGCCCTTGCGCCCGTTGGGGTTAGCCATTAGTAAGCACTCTTATCTTTCTCTAGTATTCTGATAGCCCAATCAAGACCATCAGTTATACCTTGAGTGTACTCATCTTTGACTGGTACCTTAGCATCATCCATCTTCTTAATACACTTGGCTATATGTCTTAAGTATTCAGACTGCGCCATCTCTTTGGCGTGAATCTCTAAGTAATCATCATCCATTATTAGTCCTATGCGTTCTCTGGTATGTCTTCGATGTACATATATTCAGGATTGAAGGCTAGCCACGCGTTAAGATTCGCGTTAGCATCCGCTCTACCATACCTGTTTTTGACTGGTGCAACTGCCATAGCAGTTCCGACAACTCCGAGAGTGCAGATAAGCGCTGGGAGTTGAGCCACCTTTCCTTGGAGTGCCGACCTTGGTTGGCAAGGTTTGCCTTCCACAGCCTCCGATGTATGATGTAGTACGACAATCGCAGCATTAGTCGCTCGAGCAAGATACTTCAACTCCTTCATAATCGCTCGCATAGATGCAAACTCTTCGCCACCATCAGTGGCTACGTCCATTAAGTTATCTACAAAGATAGCCACAGGCGGGCAACCCCATAGTTCTTCGAAGGCTTGTACCTCTTCGTCAATATCAACAAGACTAGGGCTTGACTCAAAAGACCAAACGATATGACTGCTCCTGCTGAGCGTTGCCTTAGTCCAACCCAAATCATTCTGTAGTAGATACTCAACATCACTCTGATTCTTACCACTAATCATTGACGCTAGGCGCATAGCCATAGTATGTGCGTTGGTATCTGCTGAGATGTAGAGCGTAGGAACTTTCATCTTAAGTGCTAATGCCAGAGCAAGTGTTGACTTACCTACACCTGGAGTTCCTGCCATCATAGAGACTTCTGCTCTGCGAAATATAATCTTGTTAGATTCAAATGCTTTGAACACAGCGGGCAACGGTTCACCGCCGATGTCGGTTCTTCCGACTGACCTTACTAAAGTTTTCATATTGCTCCTGTCTTAAGGTGAAACCACCCGCCACCTTCCCCGATTAGCGAGTGGTTCCATTGTCCCCGATAAGTAGTTAGTTAACGGGTTTGCACTGGTCTGCACCCTGTGGTTGAGGGCAAGACCAGAACGCGTATGGTTGTCCATTCTTTTTACTTACGCCACTTCGGAATACTCGCGGTCCGTGAATACAGGTAGGGGATGCTTGCTTTGCCTGGTCTGGAACGGAGGAGACTTTGGGCGTTGTGACGGGAGTTGAAGAAGGTGTCTCCAAAGGGGCTGTGTTGTACGCAGCACCTAGCATCCTTCCTGTTGCAGCAATCTGAGTTGAGTAATCAGAGATTCCCTCAAGCAGAACGCTTAATTCATCAGCGGTATTGGCGCGAATGTTAATCATATCGCCAGCACCTGTCTTATAGGAAACCTGTAGTTTCCAATCGTCGTTATTCATTGTTTCTCTTTCGTAAATGTGCAGTGTTCTGTGAGTCCACAGTAACTGCAACTGGATAAGTTAGGGAGAAATATACCAGCCTTGCGAGCCTTGTCGAAACCCGACACAAGATACTCAAGCATATCCAGGGTATATCTACTCAGGTCAATCATCTCTCCTGTCCCAGATTCTCTGGACATCCAGTAGTTACCTTGATTGACTTTCACACCAAGCATCATCTCAATCCCGACTTTGTAGAAGCCAAGTTGTAAGTCAGATGTTGGTCGTCTTGATGATGTCTTAAGGTCAACGATAACAAGTTCACCGTTAACCTCAAAGACTCTATCAATCACCATCTTCACAGGCACGTCTGCAATGATGGGATTGAGTTCTAGTTCGATGGCTTTAGCACCCTGAGGTGTGCGCCATATCTTCCAGTTAGTGTTGGACTTGCGCCACGAGATGTAGTTATCCACCCATTGTGGACCCATCTCATTCCACCAAATAGCATCTTCCTTATTCGGGTTAGCCTTGGTTGCTCGTCCTGCCACTCTTGCTTTGGCTAAATCTAAATCCTTGGTTTCTTTCTTCCAAGCATCTGCCCAAAATTGATTAGTCATTGGCTAAGTCCCACTCTTCGGTTGCTGCGTGAAATGCCCGACCACCTGCAGACCAGATGCTAGGTTCCTCAGGTACTTGTAGTAGACGACCTAGGTAATACTGATACCCACAGGTCAGGTAAGTTGTGAATGCCGAGTAAGATATATGGGCTGGTAATTGGTAGCCCTGTAATTGAATCACTTGTTTCTCCTGTCTGAATTAGTTACATAGCCCTTTTATGGAGGACAGGAGAGTACTCAACATATCGGGGCTATGTAATATTAAGTTATATTATAATATATATTATATATATATTATATAAGGGGCTTCGCCCCTATATATTATATATATTATCTATTATAGATTAATTATACACTGACTGTCAAAGTTTTTGTCAAATCAGACACGCCGATAAAAAGAAAAAGAACCCCCTATCCCAAGGTAATCACCTCAGGTAGGGGGTCTTTGTGTCTCTAATCGCCTTATACGGCGTTTTAAGGGCTACTCTGCGCCTCTGCCAAACTCCTTTGCAGATGGGTCGAGCCACTTAAGTACTGGTCCGAGGAACCCTGCGAGGGCTGCCATTCCGAGAGTCTTAAGGTCGGTCTCGCCCGCTAGGTAGAGTGCGATTGCAGCGGAGGCTGCAGCACGGAACCAGGTCAGCGATACTTGCTTTAGTGCTTCCATTTATTTTGCCTTTCTTTTAGGATTGTGAACCTTGCAGCAGGTGCACACTGGTACCACAATGGTACCTGTTGCTACCTTCTTCTTGGGCTGTGGCTGTAGTTTAGCCATAACCTGATTCACAATCTTGGGTTGATTCATCCACCAGAACCAAGGGCTAGTGTCATTAGCCATATCAGGGTTGATAGAAATATGAAGATGCTTAACGTGAGGGTTGTTACCAGTGTAAGGACGATTGCCACGCTTAGCATACTGGCGCGACCAAATTTTTTTATTGAAGATAAGGTAGGAAACCCGCTCATCCTCTTTAAGTTTCTCGAATATCTGGGCACAGTCAACCCCATTCTCAGGGTCGTGTGTCAAGTCAACAGCAAGACCCGTGTTGTGGTCCGAATTCGGACTCTGTTTTTGATGTGCCACAGAGGGCAACAATCCGTCGGACAGTTTCTTGCGCTTCGGAAACAATGCTGTCGCCTGGCGTAGAACAGCAATAGCAGCAGGCGTGGCTTTCTTGGCTACAGGTTTCATTCATTTCCTCAATGCTTCCTTAACTAATTCGGTGAGTAGTTCTACTTTTTCTTCGAGGCTATTAACTTTATCCTTAAGACTGGAACCGCCGTTTGGCTTAAGTTCATAAAGATAATGCTTAACTAGCCAGCGCACCAATGATGCGAAGCCAACAATGAGAGTGAGTATAGATACGGCAAGGGCTGCCCAGTCAGCAGGAGACATAGTTTATACGGTCCTTATTGTAATCTCAAGAACACCGCCGTAACCAGAGAAGCCTCGGTCAGGTGGTGTCATACGGGTAAATGAAATTTGTTCTATGACGCATTGACGTGACTCACCTGTGGTGAGGTCTTGCCACGTTACTACGTCACCATTTTCTTCGATAGTCTCTAGTTTAGATAACCTATCAAAAGCCCTACCTTCATACCCGACTAGGACGTTGTATCTATCAGTCTCTACGTCGAAGCAGTAGACAGGGAATCTTATGATTCGTTGGCGAGGTGTTGCAATTGTCGCCTTGATTTGGTAGCCCTCAAATACTGGACCTTTAGTCGTATCGGTTGCATCTCTGTACAAGATGAACTTATAGGCTAGGTATTCCTGAGCATCGAATGGCTGCGTTGTTGTTACCTCAACAGGAGGAACAGTTGCGTCGTAAGAAATAATGTCGTACTCAGTACCTGCAGCGTCAACAGTTTCTAGCGTCATAGAGCCGTAGTTAAATGAACCGCGTCCAATAAGACGCTTAAAGTTCTTAGGCTCTAGTGTGTTGTATCGGATGTAACCTGTAGTCAGATAACCACTGACAGCCTTCTCAGTTGCGCTCTCAAGGTATACATAACCTGGAACATTAACGATAGCGGTAGCAGATGTAACTGCGGTAGATGCTACGTTAGTTGCTGCCTTGGTGTACGAGAATGTAGTTGTTGTCGCTGAGGTAATTGTGTAGGTAGATGTAGTTGAGTTGAATGTGCTATCTACTCCCTGAACCCAGACAGAATCTCCTGTTACAAGACCGTGTGCAGAGGCTGTAGTAAGGGTAGCAACGTTACTTGTGAGTTGCTTATTGGTAATCGTTCCGCCTACAGTGTTGGCTGTGGAGCAGAATAGAAGTTGGTCGGTACCATTGGCAAAGGCAACGGATGTAGTCTGGTGACCTAAAGAACTACCATAGTAAATATCATTTGCGTAAGCAAAGACTAGTGGTTCTAATTGCTGGCTTAAGTCTAAACGAATTAATCCAGGATAGCCACCAACGCCCGCTGTTGCCCAAACATAGTGGTCGCGGGAGCAGAAGTCATACACAGGTTGGTCGGTCTCCACGATTAGTGGACCGTAGTTAATCGAACCATCAACATCAGATACTGTTGCTACACGGATACCTTTGTTGGTTCCAATGACCATATAGCCAAGGTAGTAATGAATCTTATGTACAACTTCGCCCACTGGGAACTCTGCTGCAACAACAGCCTGGGTCAGAGTAGGCATCAAGCCTGCTGCTGACAGAGTGAACTTTAAGATTGTTGATTGAATGCCGTTGTATCCAGCAACATAGATAGCAGCACCTGAGGCTGCAATACTGGTATAGACGTGAGATGAAGATGGATGTGTGTAGACTGCAGTAGGTAATGATGTTGCATTAGTAGCAAACTCGAAGACCTTGTTGTTGACGCACATAACGATACGTTCTTTGACGAACTCCATTACTGCGTTGTTTACAACAATGCTACTGCTATTGAACATCGGTGTAGCAGTTGTGGCAGATGTGCCAGTTAAAGGCTTGCTATAGAGTTGAGTCTTATCTACGCCTGAGTCAAGTATTCGAGTAACCCAATAGGCAGTAGTACCATCGTCACATATAGCGTAAACAGGATAATCGCCATTAGCGTTGTAGTCAATAAAGTGCGTAACAGTCCCCGCAGTATCAATCTTATCAACGTCATATTCGTCCTTAAGTAATACTCCCTCAGTGTTGTTCCACTTAATAGAACTCATCTTCTGGTTCTTGCGACCATTAGTATTGAGTGCACCAGTAACAATGTGGTTTTGGCTGACTGAGTTTAACAGAGTTACCTCGCCCTGAGTCCAAACATCTACGTTACGGCTATCAGCAAAGCGATAGGCGCCTTCATTAGATACTAAAGCAGGGTCAAAAAAAGTAATCCCCGCTCCGTTATGGAACGAGGATTGACTTCTAATCCACCAGCCTGTGAGGCTTTGCTCGCCAGGCTCGGTCTGATTATCAAATTGTTCTTTACGGAAAGGAGCGGTCTGTCTAATGTAAGGACGTCCATCGCTGATTGCGTAGATGAAGGGTTGCCCACCAAGTGCCACATCGTAGGCAATATCGGTGTTAACCCAGACAGATGTATCAGTTAATACACCAACATCAACGGCAATCGCACGCGAGGCGCGACCTTCGGTAATATCACGACCAGCCACTTATTCTCCTAGCCTTGTTGTTCTTCTTTAAGTTTATCTTTCAAATGTTGATGTGCCCAGTACAGTGCGTAGTAGTCATAGTCAAGTGAGAATCTCTTGATGTGTTTGACTAGGGCACCAGTGTGTGCGTGAAGCGGAATGCCAGCCTTCTTCATACGACGGAAGAAGATAATATCTTCGCCCACAAAGTGGTCGTCGTTCCCATCACCTGTCTCTGTGAACATACCCTTGCCAGGGTTAGCCTCACGGATTTTAGGAATGATTGACTTATGCATTAGCACAAAACCAAAGCCAGCATTGTCAATCTGAATTACTTCATTGTCAGGTAGCGGGTGTATGTACTGTACTTGAAACTCTGAGATGTCGTTAAAGAGTACAGGGAATGGACGCATAAGACTGCCTTCATTCTCCTTAGAGATGAAGTACACACCGCTGACAACAGGACGGTTAATCTTGTCTGCTGTCTTCCAGAGTTTCTGCATTGACTCTAGGTTCAGCACTATGTCTGAATCTACCCAGAGTAGCCAGTCTGTCTTAATCTTATCTGCCCAATGGTCAAAGAGTACTTGGCGTTGTCTGCCAATCTGATTGCCTTGGACTCGGATACTGGTGTGAATGGGCATACCGTTGGCTGGACCAGCAAGTACTGCTGTCATCAACCCTTCGGTAAACTTACCGTCGGTAGTACCGTTATCACACCAGCCAATTGCTACTGTGTCTGACTTGCCTATCATTGTCCCCTACTTTCGTTACTTAGATAGTGCTGCGATTTCGTCTGCGGTTAGACCAAGGGCTGCAAGTTTGGCTTCTGCTGATGCTTTGGCTTCTGCCTTGGCTTGTTCTTCAGCAAGACGGGCTGCTTCTGCTTCAGCGAATGCTGCTGCATCTGCCTCACGCTGCGCGATTTCTTCGGCAGTGAGAGTGACCACTTGAGTTTCTCCCGTAGTGCAATCAACTACGATTTTTGTGTCTGTCATTTCTTTCCTTTCGGGTTAGTACTTACGGATACCGTACAGGGTAGCCGAAGAATATTGTTGGAATGTCCCAGTTGATGCCAACTTGACACTTGTAATTGGAGCGGTGTTAGAGAATAGTCCAGCAGTTAATGCAGTAAAGGCGCTAGTTGCATTGTTCTCAGTTACTGAATCAACGCTTACGGACTTGTTATTAGAACTGGTATAGTTCGGTATATAGATTTCTCCATTGGAGAATGTAGAACTTGTAGCAGTTGACGATACTGAATACATATAGTTTACGCTGGCTACAGAAGAACGATTAAATGAAGCAGCAGCAGCACCTGTACCTCTAAGCAATCTTTCAGAATAAGATGTGCCACCCACCCCATTAAATGTCACAGAAATATTATCAGCAAAATCTGCAGTATTATCTCTAGTTGAAAACTTAATAACTAAATCAGTATAGGTCTGTGGTATACCAGTAAACTCAATAGCGGTAGACCCACCACTACCTACGGTGACGGTGGATATAGGAATCATATTAGCCATAGTTATGCTGCCTTTACGCCGTAGAGAGTGAAGGTAGAACCAATATAAAATACTTGAGTACCAAATTCGGGTGATAAAGAAATACTAGTAATAGCAGAGGTTGAACGCCATAAACCGACAGTAGCGCCAGTTATGTGAGAAGCCATACCATCTCTAAAAAGTATGGTTTTATTAGTTGTTGTATTTGCGTAGTTTTGTATATTCCAAATAGATGTTTGAAGTGCTCCAGCGGTTACAGAAAAATTAGAAGTTCCTCCAATATATGTACCATTTGAAGCACGGTTGGAAGTAGCAGTAGTTCCATTACCACGAATTTGTGTGGATGAATAATTACTTCCTGTATCACCATTTAATCTTATACAAATAGCACCATCATTGCCACTTGCAATAGAAACAATAACTAAGTCAGTATATGTTTGCGGTATATTAGAAAATGTTACAGTGGATGAACTGCTAGCCAAAGTAATAGTAGCAATCGGTGTCATCGTTGAGGGTAATGGCATTATGCACCTGCTCTCTTGATGCCGTATAGGGCAAAGGATGAGTATTGAACAAAGTTTCCACCATCATCAATGCCTATAGTTATAGAATTAATAGCATTAGTATTCATCCATAAACCAGACCTATAGTAAATCTGTCCTGAACCGTTAGCATCTAAACCACCCAAAGAACGCAATGTTTTATATTTGTTGGTATTAGCGTAATCCAATATATCAATTACTCCCACACCAAAAATACCCGAAGTTGCATTTGCTGCAGGCATACGAATAACTCCGTCAACTCTATTACCAGAAGTTTGTGCTGCTGTATAAACCGATGAGCCATCTCCTCTTAAAAGGTGTGCAGAATAATTTGTTCCAGAATCGCTATTGAATCTGACAAAGATTTGCATTTCACCTTGAGCAACAGAGCCTCTACCTAACGCTCTAATCTGCAGATGTTCATATGCTTGCGGTATATCACTAAATGTTATGGTAGCGCTAGCGGTAGATAAAGTGGTAGTAGTCAATGGAATCATAGCGCCAGGGTCTACATCACCAGGTGCAGTCAGGGTTCCCTGTTTGCTTTTATACTTAAGACTGACAACTGCCATTTATAGTTCCGCCTTTACGCCGTATAGATGGGCTGTGGTGTGTTGCACAAGGTTTCCAGTTCCGCTATAAATCTTAATAGAAGTTATTGGAGAAGTGCTATTCCATATATCTGCTATTAAATGTGTGTATGCAGTTGTGCCATTGTTTTCACTTACTGCATCAGTTGATACAGATTTTCTATTACTGCTTGTATAGTTTGGAATATAAATTTCGTGATTACCAAATGTATTAGCAGTATCTCCATTAGCACTTGCTTCACCTAAGTAAATAGAAGGCTCAGTTGAACCTCCAGCGCTTGAGTTAGCAGCAGCACCAGTGCCTCTAATATAACGCCAG